CGGGACCTAAAGAGAGGATTACTAGCCGGGGTCCCCAAGGATGCCTGAGACTGACCGGCCCGGATTGGCACCTATCCTTTGAGCGGGGGACTCAGGACTCTTCAAGGCGGGCGAGAATCATCTCCTCGCCGTAGACCTTGCCGTTGCCACCCTCGCGGGACTTGCAACGAACCTTGACCGGGACTTCTTCAGTACCGAGAAGTTCCTCGATCTGCTGAAGACCAGACCCCATGGTGGCGACATCGCCAAGCACGACGGTGAGCGTCTGCTTCATCCGCTTGAGGGCGATGTCCACACGAATCTGACCGCCGTCAGTCTTCAGTCCGGCCTTGCCACAGTCGGGGAAGATCATGGGGCCACCTTCGAAAGCACGGGGGTTGTCGGGCTGGTCGTCGTCCTGAAGAAGACGATAGTGGAACTTGATGAGAGTACCGTCGTGGGTGGTGCCATCCTTCTCCTTGAAGGGGCAGTCAACCTGAACGATGCTGGTCATCAAGCACTCGTAGGTTCCGTCTTCCGGGAACCAGTCGTTGTAGCCCTGACTGACTTCGGTCTCGCTGAAGTCGGACTCGAAGTTGTCAAAGACGGCTCGCTTAATACTCATTGCTCTGTTTCCTTATTTGCGTTATCGAACGCGGACTCGAATGAACCCCACGGATCAACAGGATCCAAGGGAATGTTTGGCATACGGTGAGTGGTACGGGTACGAATGATACGGGAGAAGCGTGCATCATCAAACGCCAACTTGCGGTCGTAGATGATCTGCTCCTTGGGAATCTTCCGCTCGATTTCCTTTGTGCCAGATTTCACAATCTTCTTCTCCATCACGGTGGTGGAGCGTCGATCGCAGCACACTGGAGCAATCATCTCAACTGCTGGAGTCAGGCGACGGACCATGCCTGCTGAGAGATTAAGGGTGAGTTCTTCTTGCTTGGCTCCATCGTCGGAGATCTGCAAGAACTCACGGCTGAGATGTGCAATGAACCACACACCGTAGCCCACTTGGCGAAGATCAAACGCGAACGACAGGATCTCGTCGAAGAGTTTGTCGTAAGCGGCTGGACCATGTGCCTGATCAAAGGAAGCCTTGCCCATCTTCTTGGCGATGTAAGGCTTGAGGAGTCGAACGCAGGGCGTGATAGTGTCGAGTACCACGCACTTGGGACGAAGTTCATCTGCCCTTGCCATGTCGATGAGTTGTTGCTTCTTCTCCAACACCTTCTCCCAAGCCAAGACGATATGCTTTTCGTCGATGTCGACTGGGAGTCCTTGCTCGTTCACACCCGGCCAGATAGTGGCACGACACTCTGGCGTCACGGTAGATGACAGATCAAGGTTGATGATGAAAGCATCGGGATTGGATTGGAACAGATAAGACTTGCCTGTGTTCTGTTCTCCAACCACCATGCCGAAGAGAGCGTTGAGCGGATACTTCATCCGCTGTCCTGAGAAACCGAGTTTGGTAAAGCCCATCGGTGTTCCTTCTACTAGGGTTGTATGGTTCATGCCTGATTGAACATATCGTTACGCCTCTGCTGGCTCTTAAACCTGTGGGGGGACACATCTTCGTTATCGAATGCGACTTCTTCTTCCGAGGCATCCGCCCCGGCCACCGCCGGGGGGGTTGCGTCGGGGTAAAGTCCCTTGATCTCTACCTTCTTCACAAAGGTGATACCCAGAATGCTGAGGTAACTTTCAAACTTGGCAGCAGACATGCTGACTCCTTCTTGTTCAATGAACTTCTTTCTGAAGTCTGCCTTGTTGTTGATGTCGCCTCGTGTCTGATACACCTTCTGCAACTTGGGCAGAATTACTGCCCTTGCAATGTCGTTCTCAAAATTGTCGTCACTCATTTTCGTTTCCTTTGTTTGTAGCCCGGTAGGGGCTTGTGCTTGGACTTGGTACGATCTTTGGGCGTACCACCCATTGTGATGGATTGTCGGGTTGCTTTGTTTTTCTTGCCTTTACTAAACATTCCGGGAGTGTCGGTAAGAGACTTGCTTTTCATTCCTCAAACTCCGACCCCGGCTCAGCAATGACATCGAACTCCACCTCCTCGGGGATAGGGTCATCCCGACGACGAAGCGTGAACCCTTCGCTTTGAATCAGCGAGGGCCAATCCCCTACAGGCGACAGCATGAAGGGGGAGTAGGTAGAGAACCTGCCCATGTGGGCGACCCGATCTGACATCGGGAAATTCTCTGGGTATGGGTTGCAGAGGGCGTAGTGTTGGACCAGCCTTACACGATCACGATACCGTTTGTTGATGGCGGGGTCAAGGACAAGAGACGCCTTTGTCATTGAAATGTTGACGGGTGGATCTTCTGACCACTCGGGGGCCTTGTCAATGTAGTCCCCCCGTGCGTGATACCACTGATTACATCTATCGAGGTAGTTGTCGAACCGTGGCTCGCCCTCGTAGATCTTGGTGTTGCGTGGCATGCCCTTGCGGGGTCCGGACTTCAACGGAGACATGTCGATCGTGAAGTCACGATCTTTCATACCGAACTCAATGCTGGGTTTACGAATGGCAAGGTGCATCATCCCGCCGAGGGTTGCGTCCTTGGGGATCTTGAATGCTTGCTGGATCTGTCCTGTCTTCAGCAACTCGTTGACGCTGAACATGTAGTGTTCACATTGAAACTCAATGGGCACACTTGCCAACCGCATCTTGGGAGAGATGGCGGTTGACTTGAGATCCACGATCCAGACGGTGTTGTCTTCCTTGTTGTATAGGAGGAGGTCAGGCTGACAGATGCACCGGATGGGCCGAGCCCGGTCGTCGGTCTTGATAGACGTGACTAGCCGGTACTCAGTACCCATCCGATGCCATCGTGGGTTGAGAAGTACATCCTCAAACGACTGGCCGTCCAAGCAGGGGAGGGCTCGTGCTGCTTCGTACCAAGCCAAAGAGGAACGCATGTCACGCTCCTCGCGTTCAAGAATCTTTCTCAACGCAGATCCCATCATGCCTGCGTCTTTACAACTTTCAGTAAGTTCTGAAAGTCTCTCACCCAATGCCTCTTCCATTCTCGTTCGTGCGTCAATGATTGATCGGTGGTAATGCTGGAACCTGAGGTGCATCCATGTGCCACGGTTCATTGCTTTGGACCACTTGACTGCTGGCACTACGCCGAGTCGCCGTGCCATGTAGTAGGCAAAGGGGTCAGACAGGCAAGTGCCGTAGTCACTAGAACGGAGGGGCGGAATGATCGCGTTGACCCCGTGTGCTTGGAGATGCTCGTAGGCTTCCCGACCCAATGTCTCCGGCCACGGATGGCTGGTAGGTATTGGTGGGGGGGTCTGATTGAAGTCCGCTTCTAAGGTCATGGATCTGCCTCATGAGTGCATGGAGATGTGTATCAAGTGCATCAACAGTTTCGGCCATGGTCTGAAGTTCAAGGCATAGTGCTTCCCTGTCTCCACGAATCGCCGCTTCCCACTGAGGATCAAAGTTGTCTTCAAGCATTTCCTTCTCCATCTTGGTTTCCCATTGCTTCTGGATCTTGTCCCAGTCCGGATTGTTCTTTGCTATCCAAGCCATTCTCTATCTTTCCTATAAGCATTGCCATGCACTCGTCTACAACGACTGGGTGCCAAATGGGTGAAATGTGATCGCCAATTGTGTAGTTAGACCTAGCCCATTGCCGGTACTCTTTCTTTTCTTCTTCGCTGAGTTCTTTGAAGAATGAATACGCCATGACTATCTCCTCATTTAGCGGTGAACGGGAACTCCAGAGTACGCTCTGTAATCCTCCAGTTGTTATCTCTTGCCAAGTCAATCTTGTTTTGGATGACACTGAAAGATACAAGTTCTTCGACATTGTTGAAGGTGCTATACCATCGTCGAGTCCTGTCGTCTTGCTTGAAAGTCCACTTCACTGCATCCTTACCTTCATCGGGTGCGTCGATTGTGATGATTCTCATGAATCCTCCTTTGAACAATATGATGAACCCCGGCCCCCCGCGAACGCGGGGCCGGGGGTCAGCCAGTTTCGTAGTTTTGTAGTTTCGTAGTCAGTCAGAGATCTTATTGTTGAGTTTGCAACGGAGGCACTTCAGGGGGAAGACGCAGCCTCCGATGTATCCAAGGGCTCCGGCAAGACCTGCGAACCAGATGGATCCGAGGAGACTTTCGATTGATGCGAGATAGAACATTGGAGATTCCTTATTCGAGTTACGAGGTTGATGATGGTGTCTGACGCTTTGATGATCCACAAGTCAGTCCCCGGAAGCGGGTCTCTCATCCGAGCGAATCGTTCTAGATCTTTCAGTTCTTGTTCTCTCATAGGCTCTATCGAACTCCGGGTCTGATGCACGCTTGGCCGCAACAAATTCCCGGACCGTCACGGGACTACGCTCGTTAAGAGCCTCGCTTGCTAGGTTTGCTTCTCGTCTCTTTGCTCGTGGGATAAATCCCACCAGCCCTCTTATCAATGAACCTATGCCAGTGTACCACAGAAGCCAGCAAGTCCCAATGATTCCTAAGACTATGAGGCCGTACTCTACGACGTTCAGCCAGTAGGGCGTCTGGTCTTCTACTGAAGGAAGTAGATGCTGAATGTCGGAAGCGTGTGTCAGGATTACATCCTGCTCTCGCTGTCCCTTCACTGCCTCGCTCTTGATCACGGCCAAGTCTGGTGTCGTCGTCCCGGCTTCCTCTTCGATAACGGCGAAGCGTACCTTCGACGATGCTGCCTTGTCTCTAATGACGGTCGACGCCTTGGCGATCTCAGTTGAAGCAGAACAGGACCCAAGAAGAAATGCAGTAAAGAGTACAACGAGCAGGAAAAGAACTGCCCAGATGCGTCTCTCCAGTACAACATACGTTTCATCAGGGTCCTTCGAGTTTGTCGATACGTCGAAGGATGTCGATAAGCATCTGACTATGCCTTGCATTTTGCGTTTGAGAAAGGGCTTGCGCTGCGACAAGATCGGTAGAGATTGATTTAAGATCGGAGATTTCTTCTGTTGCATTGTTAAGCATCTCGTCTCTAGTTCCCATCGTAAAGAATAACCCACCTACTCCTAGAATAAGAACTAGAAGTTGAAGCACCCCTGTGATGGCTTGGATATTAATTGCTCTATCAGTCGTCGTCATCGTCTTCTATTTCTATTTCAAGATCAGGAGGAGAAGTGGATGGCTCGTAATTCTCGTACGCATAATCAATGAGAGCATTACAAGTGTGGGCGTTCCCAAACGGAACAAGATGGGTCTCTGTATTTCGTCTCTTTACTTTGCTGTAGATTACAACTACGGCATCTGCTCCGCACTCCTCTACAAAAGCACCGACAATCTCTCTTGCTTTTTGTAGGTCTGTCTTCGACATCAAAGGACCTCAAGATAAGGGTGGCCGTCAATGACTACGCCGCAAGAAAGAACTGGTTTGGTAGGATGCTTCTCTGCGTACGCCATGTAGGGGTGAGTCACGTCAACTCCACAACCTACTGCCATACCAAAGTGTTTACCGCCCGGCCTACAAAACCATTGTATCCCTGCTACCCCATGAATGTGACCCATCACTGTGGACTTCATGGAGTTCATGGCTGCGTTCATGTGGGGGGATTTGCCGGAGTACCCCTCTCCGTGGAAGTATCGGACGTTGTCGATATCGACATCGTTCACCCACTCCCACGAGGGTGTACCCCAAGCATCTGCATATGACTTCACCATGTTGTCGGGGATACCGACGGTGCGAGCCTGCTTCACTGAACGTATATCGTGGTTACCGATCGTGACATGAGCATCAGGAAAGTTCTTGTGCCACCACTCCACTCGCTTGAGTGTCTTCTTGTATTCAGTGGGGGGAGCATCTGCTTCGTGGTGGGGATCCCACCTACCCCACCTATGGGCATCCACGATGTCACCAATGAAAACAGTCTTCGTGGTCTTGTACTTATCACGGACACGCTGACAGTGCTGCCGGTACCGGGTCAGGTCGGCAGGACAATGGATATCTCCAATGACGAGGACACGAGTCATTCGTTTTCGTCTTCCATCCATTCATAAATATCTGCTTTGCAAGTGCCAACAAAACCATTTGTAAACCGGATGTAGGGCCAAGCATCAAGGCGTCCAAATCCTTCGGTATTAACAAATGAAAGTACATCTCCCGGATCAATATTAACACTGACGTTAGTACTATCTATAGACCCATTAAAAGCAACAGCGATATTGCCTGATTTGCCGTAGATCTGAACCAAGATTTCAGATGCAGATCCCGAAAGGAGTCTACTAACAACACTTCCTGAACCGGGAACATCCAGTGTTTGTGTTTTAAACCATGGCATCAGGACGGATCCTTGACACGCTCTGCAATCGTAAAGGTCCGAGTTGAAGCATTATCTGCGGTGCAGTGAATGTAGGGGAAGTTGTCTGCGACTGTTGGGATGTTGGCGGCAACACTCCCAAGAATGTCTACTTCACTACCTGCAAGGGTGGTCCCAACAGATCCTTTGACAGTTCCGCTAGCGTTATTGCACTGGACAATGATGCGGCTCATGTCGCCAGCCGTGCTGTGTACTGAGGTTGCGTCAGCCGCTACTTCCAACGTCGTGATCATCCATGCCATGGGTTATTGCTCCGTTAATCATAAGCCTAGCAACCCACTCGCCCACTGCTTTGCGGGCCGTAGTAGTCGCTGCGGGTAATAGGATAAGCGGAATCTCATTCTTTAGCAGGAATCTTTGGAAAGAATCCATGGCTTGTCCGGGTTTCTCTACATGTAGAGTTGGACGTAGAAGATCTATCGGCGTGCCTTCCATCAGGAGGTATGGCAGGGCAGCCTCTTTCTTGAGGCGTTCAACCTGAGAGGTAAACCTGCGACAACCGTCTTTGGTTATGCAGTACCCCGCCACTTCCCTGAGGGAACCCTTGCGTTCCACTAGACACACCTTCTCATATCCGAGGAGACAGTAGTCTCCCGTCTTGAGCGGGTAGTCTTCGACTCTCAGTCTAACGGTGATAGACCGGCGGAACCAAGGGGGCTTGGTGTCATCGAGCATCACGAGCGTCTCGGGAAAGATGAGTGGCTTCTTCTCTCGCGTGTCGCGAAGGATGACGTATTCTCGTTTTAGTCCCATATCTCCAGATCATGCTTGAGGGGGACCTCGCGGTCATAGACACGCTGCAAGTCCCCCCAGTATCCGATGCTGCACACATGTGCGACCGCCTCATCGACGGCGTTCGTTGCAGCATGGACCATGTCTGGGGGGCAGTCAAGGTAGACCGCGTCATATATCTGAAGAAACATCAGGATTCTTTCGGGCAGGATCCTGCGGAGGTGGTGTTGTATGGCAAGAGTTACGTTGCCTGCTGTAGTTTGCACGGGGAAGTTCACAACTTCTGAGCGTGACTTACCAAGATCACCGAGGAACGTGCGTGATTGCCCCGTCAAGGGCAGCATGATTCGGTTATCCCTCTTTACTTTTGCAAGCAGCCCTCTCTGCCAACTGGTGAGTTGGGGTCGAACTTCCTCTCTCCTACTGACGACTTCTTGATAGAAGGGCAACGGAAGTAAGATGTCACCTCCGGATTGTGCGTACACCTGCTCACGCATGGTGTTGGCACTGCTCAGAAAGAGGTCGGCGAAGTTCATCATCTTGCCCACCTGCCTGCGTTCTTGTTTCCGTGCCTCGGCGTCGTCGTAGTCCCCCCACAATGAGCGGGCTCTGTCTGCGTGGAGGTCTTGGTTGTTCTGGTAGGCAGTGATCATGCTGTCTTCGCCTGACAGTAGTGCCGCCACTCTTAGTTCTGCCTGCGACAAGTCCATGGCAACGATCTTGCCGTGGAGGTATCGGCTGCGAATGCACTTCTTCACTGCCTTGGGAAATGTCTGGGCACTCGGCTGTTTACAAGTGATACGGCCTTGGATGGTGCCGCCGCTTGTGCCGCTGTCATTCTTGATATGGCTGGGTGTGACGTACCATGTGGGATAGGCAATGGCGTCACCGTAGCCGGGAGGCCGTGTGCCTGAGAACCGGCAGGCCATACGCTCTATCTTCTGTTCGCTCAGATCCTTTGCTGCCGCCTCTACTCTGTCTGCTGGTGTTTTGAAGATAGGCACCGGCATTGTCATGTGGGTAGGCAGTGACATGTGGGGGGGAATGATGATGGAAGACATGTCGTCTGGCTTATTACGGCGGTGATAGAGCAGGGGGTAGCAATACGACGACATCAATTTCATCGCTTTGCTGTGCTTGTTGGCAGCATCAAGGCACTCTCGATACATGTTGGCATCATCGCCTTCAGGCAATGCGTCGTATAGGGTGGTCCGATTCTTGTCAGAGAAAGAAACCTTCTTGCTCTTGGGGGTTACGTCAAGTGCATCCATGATGTCGGGGTTGGATACTTCTTCAATCAGACGTATCACTTCAAGGAGGAACTCGTCTTTACTCTTGGCTGAACCTTCGCCCCGGAGTATGAGGTCGTTCTTGTTTGCCTCTTCTTCTGCTTCTTCAATGTCCTTCTTGCATCGTTCCATGAGACTCTGAAGTGAACGCGATGACATTGGAACACCAGCCTCCGACATGGCAATGGTTGACCAGATGCTTTCGGAGTAGAAGTCAAGAGCGTAAGCACCTGCTTCAATGTCGAAGTGCGAGTCATATTTGTCCTCCAACAGACGACGAGACAATTCCGCAACAGCAAGCATTGTGTTGTGGGTGTCTTGAGCGTTGTATGAAATGAGGCCCGAGTCCGTGGCACGCTTGAAGCGTGTGGTCTTGAGAGTGTCGGTGTAGGTAAAGGCACCAAGTACGGGGCCAAGTGCCTTGAGGCTCCGCTCTTCTCGTAGTTCGGAGTGAAGGTAGTTGAGGACTGACAGGTCTACGAGGGTGATCTTGTCTGACACCTCATACCCGCAGTACCGGAGGTATTGAAGGTCGAACTGTAGATTCATACCGATGATGGTTGTTGCTTGCTTCAACCACTTGCTTAACATTGCACGGTGCAAGGGGATGTGTAGTTGGAACACCATTGTCTTGCCGGGTTGAAGACCAGAAAGTGTACGGAAGGATAGTTCTTCCGCTGATTCTTCCTTGGGCAGTGTGATGGCTGCCGTGAGAATCATGTTCTGGTTGTCCACCTCGTCAATGTAGGAAGACTTACGAGGGTGGAAGACAGTTTGCTCTGGCAGGAGCAAGCCAATGTGATTGCCTCGTGCCGCTCCGTAGGTTTCGATGTCGAGGCTGATCAACATTAGTCACGCAACCTTTCTATGTCCGCTTGTTCTGCCTCAACAATGGCAGCGTACTCAGGGTAAATGCATCTCACAATTTTGAAGAACTGATTCGGCTTGAGGGTTACTATTCCTCGGCATAGGTTGGAGAAGGTGGCAGATGCAATACCAGTTTGGTACGACAACTGTTTCTTGGATGTACCGGAATGCTCGATTGCTTTGTTGACAAAGCGAACAGCCCTCCTCTTGTCATACCAATCCCACTCAGCCTTGTAGGTTTCAAGGGCTACCGCTCTACGGATTCCATCTTCGATGTCTCTTCTCTCAACAGCCTTGAGTTTCAACATTCATCCTCTCTTAGAGTTTCGGCGTCTTGACTAGCAGCCCACTCCTTCTCTTCTTGCTGAAGAGTACGAGCATCATAGTCATCATCTTCATCTACTTTCTCCATGATTGCTTCACGGAGGTAGGTAAGGGCATCTTCATCTGATTCAAGAGTGATGCAGACAACTTTGCTGCAAGTACCACTGATGTCCAGAGTTACGGTGCCTGTGATTGTTGCGAAATCAAACTCGTATTCAAAGTTGCGGTCAACTATCTGTGCCATTGGGTTTGCCTTCCTTTAAGGATTGTTCCTTCATGAAACGATTACGACCCATGGTCCAAATGTAAAAGACATCGAACATCTTGAGGTCAAGTTTCTTCATGTCGTCTTCGACCATCTTGTTTACTTCATCGAAGAAGACACGCTTGGATTCCGGGTGACTCAGAACTTCGTCGGCCATGTTGCCTCCCATATGTCGGGTAGTGATGGTGTGGGCAGATCGCCGTTGACAGCACGAGCCACCAACTCCATGTGATCTGATACGGGGTAGAGATACTTCTTCTCCCGCAGTACTGCTGCCGGATGGAAGGTAGCGTATATGTTTAGTTCGTTGGGCAGTAGCAGGGACGAGGGCTGGCTTTGGTTGTTGAAGCCATGCCGTAGGGATTGTCGTTTGCCAGTGAAGTACTGGCTGACTACGCCGTAGGAATGGCTACCGAGGCACAGCACTAGTGCTTTCTTGGAGGCGTGATGCTCAAGGATCAACTCGATATCGCTGAGAAGGTAGGGGAAGCACGCTTTGTAGTGCTTGTTCTTAGGCGATTCGTTGGTGCCAAGCGTTGAGCATCGTGCTGCGTTGGTCAAGTACACTGGAGCCCGCAGTATTTCTTCGTGATTGAGGTACACGTTGGTGAGTAGGCTGCCGCTTGGGCCAACAAAGCATGTGTTGGTGTTGTCCTCACGAACACCGGGGTTCATCCCCACTACTATGAGTGGGGGGAGATGTGACGAGGGTTCCGACTGTTCAAAGAACCTTGTCGGAACCCCCGGATTCTTGGCTCCCTGATGCAGATCACACAACGTGCATGAGGGTGCGGAGAAAAACTGTGGTAGTTGTACGTTATTCTTCATCCCAACACCATTCTCCTTTGAGATTTTCGGGAGGCTTTATCTTTCGCATGAGAGGATACATGTTTGATCCTGCCATCACTGCGAAAGGCATATAAACGTCGTGGCTAAAGTCGTTTGCGTCTACACACAAGACAGCAATCACATCAAATGATCTACCTTTTGCATCCTTACACGAAACAAGGGAGAGGTCATCGTTCTTTGCCGCTTCGATGAACGTCTTGAAGTTCATCTCTGTTTCGGGCTGAATCATTAAGTGTATTCCATACCAATCCTCCTTTAATAGTTGTGACGGGGGCGACCGCCGCCCCGCTCGCGGGGCGGTAGCCCCCTCTAAACTTACCAATGCAATCAAATGTCGGCATATAACTATTACCATTTAAAAGATAAAGATATGACACATTGATTCCTTACAAATTAGGCGTCATAAAAAAAGGGTGACACCGACCGCAGCCGATGTCACCCAAGGATTCATTGCCCGCTGATCTTCAGCAAGTTGTAATGCAACTTGGCTTGATCGTCAGGCATTTCGTATTGAGAAGACTGGCTTACTTCCTTGGATACCAAGGGTAGTTCAGCCTCCCACTTAGGTAGGTGGGGGGAAGAGGTGGACACACTTACCACCTTACTCCCCAACCATATTACTTTGAATTCAACACTCATCCGGTGGATCTACCCACTGTAACTTGCCGATCCCTTCGTACCCACGAAGGGACAGCATCTGTGATAGTGGGAAAGCAAGATCACCGACGATGATTGCTTTAGTGACGCCCGCATCAGGGCACATCTGGTAGTCAACAAGAAGATTGGGACCGGGGAGTAGGGTTTCGCGTTGAACAGCAAACGCAATCTCTACTGCGGCACCAAGAAGAATCTTGTTGGCTAACTTAATTAGTTGAAGACGGTTGTAGCAAACGACTCGCACACTGCCATCCTTGCGGCGTACATACACATCAGTGTTGAAGGTGCCGGAAGCATCGGGAGACAGACCATCAAGGAGTTCCTCATCACTCGACTCAGGATCAAAGCCAAAGAGATCCTGAAGCACAGTGCATTGGTCATCCAAGAGATCTGCCTCCCGTTGGAATCCATACTCGTACTCCCATGGAATGTTGGACATCCCTGCGTCTGGGTGTACGTCACCCTCTCTGATGTCAGAGAGTCGTATGAGAGTCATTCGAGGATTTCATCCCCGTCTTCTGCACCCTCGGGTGTAACTGCATTGTCCTGACGAGTGTTGCGATAACGACCAGACTCACGATGCTGTGCTGCCTGCTCATCCCAACACACCGCACCAAATGCCTCACGCTGAAGGTCAAGACAATTGGTGTTGTCACGAGGATCCTGACTGTATTCCCATTCCGGGAACCTGAACTGGGTACGGACCACGTTGTCTCGACCCTTGACACGACCAGAGAACGGAGTCATGACGGCCATGCCTGTGAATGTTTGCATCTCATTGACGATGTCTGAGGCATCCATCATCATCAAAGACCTGATGACTCCGGGAACCTTCTCATCATCGCCATCTTCACCACCCATGACGAGTGCTGCAACAAGACTAGCGAACTGAACACCACCAAGATTGACAGTCTTATTGGCTGTCTCTCCAGTGAATTCATTCTCTTCATCTCGCTTCGCAAACTGACACGGAGGAAGAGCCGCACCCTTGGTGTACGTCCAGATGACTGACTCATACGACTTACTCGACATGTCGTAATCATCCGGATGATCGAACACAAAGATGACAGAGTTCTTGTTCTTGCTACTGCACTTGATAGCAGAAAGCACGAACTTGTCAGTCACGGGGGTGATGAGATCATCACACAAATCCAAGATGTCCATTGATTACCTTTCAAAGTAATGGACCTAATAAAAAGATCAGACAACATGCCTGATCCAAACAACAAACCTGACCCCGGCGGGGGCCACTGCACCCCGCCGCCGGGGGATTGTCATAGCAAGTACTGCACTTTACTGTTGATGCCACACGTTTCGTATGTCACCTCGTTTGGATAGTCTTCCCAGCGATCTCTCATCCTGTTGATGGTGTGTTCTGGCACATCATGGATGCTGCCATGATCACCTACAACCTTGATGACTTCCCAATCAAACCCATGGTTGAGTGCAAGAGCGACATACCTATCAACCTCTTCAGTTGTCGTGAAAGTATTGGAGACAATGAGAAGTTTTTCTTTTCCTTCCTCCATATTTCGTTCAATACCACGATGGCACCAGTCATGTGCTTCCTTCAATTTGGAAGCATCGAAATTATAAGGCCCACCTTTCCATCCCTTCTGAAAGTACTGATCTGCTTCGTACCAGATGGCTCTGCTATGAGCAATCAATCGGGCAAGAGTTGACTTACCGCTACCCGGCAGACCTCTGATGATCAGGAGTTTTCTGAGTCCAGACATTACCTATCCCTTCTTTAGTTAGATTTCCAAGCGGAGGAGATGCCGCCCAGCGGACGGCATCGACGGAGTGGCAATCAGATCTCTTTCTTATCCCAAGGGTACACTTGGGCTTCGAATGAACAGTCACTATCGTTAGCGAGGTCCACGCTAATTGGTGTCTTGCCATCGGGTTCGCCACTGAGGTGGTAGTTGATGACATCTTGTTCGGTGTATTCATCCGGTACAACGTAGTACTTGTACCTGCTGTCACTCTCACTGAATGTTGAACCATCTGGTTCCGATGATGTCCAGTAAGAGGTGATGATGAGTTGCCATTTCACCATTCCAAATCGTTTGACCCCAGTCGTCTTTATCTTGCTATCCAATGCTGTCCTTTCTCTGAGTTCCCTAAGTCGTGCTTGTTCCACCTTCAAAGAAACACTCAATACCTCTACATCCTGCTTGAGTGAAGCAATTGTTTCTTTCTTTGATTCCCAAAGGAATCTAGGGATGGTGATGTTTGCATCGTCTGTTCGTCTCATCAGTGTTCCTCCACTTCTGCAATGAAACCACTGCCTTCGAAGTCTTTTGCGAGGGAGTATGCTCCATCTCCGCTACCAAACCTGTACCTACGGACAAGCAACTGCTGTCCTTTGGTGCCGTCCTTGAGCATCTCGAAGACTCTTACAGTCTTGGAGTACTCAGGCTCTTCTTCTTGATATGTGGGTTGTTTCCCAATGTCTGTGTTCATTTGGTGTACCTCTCCGAACGTTCGAAGTCAGTGGAACAGTTAACGCTGAAGTGTTCCCATTCACCCCATGTCTGATCTCCCGGCACCCCGTACCAAACACCAACGGAGATACCAACGAGATATTCTTTCAAATACATGTCTTCATATTCCCATCTATAAGTGAGACCCATCTCTCTCTGGAGTCTTTGACCATCATCTTCAGATTCTTCGATCATTAGTTCGATGTACTTCTTAGCCATAGCCAAGAGTCCTGCTTCCATTATCTTGATGTTCATGCCTGCTCCTTTACTTCGAAACGATTCCACTTCTGCAATGAGGTAGTCGATCCATCCATTGCGATCGACTGGTCCTTGTTCATTCCACTTGTACCAGCCATCACCTTCTTCGACTCCCTCGTCAACGATCTTGTTGGTCTTCTCGTCGATGATTGCGGGGGCAACGTGTGCTTCCCCCCACTCGTTCCATGTGTGGTCCTCGAATCCCATGGCTTCAAGGTCACCACAAGCAACATCATGAAACTCATGGTTACTGATGGGATATCCATAATCCTTGTAAATGAACCACACCAATTTGTACCCCGGTCCTGCTGTTATTCCTTCAACACAATGAAGACAAGGACGACCATGATCAGGATGACCAGAGCCAGTACCAGAACCAGAACACTTCGAACAAGTTCGAGTGTGCATAACACAACTCCAAAAGAAAAAGAATCAATACCCGTCGACAACCGTTGTCAGCGGGCGGGAGGGCACCATGGGAGGGACCCGCCCGCGCCACTGTCTGTCCGGTTTAAGCCAATGTCTCTCAATACATACAGATAACAATATGTAAGACATGCTTTATGTCGGATATGTATTATGTCGTGCTGTTAGGAGCGAATTTATGAGCGTCCAAAAAAAAGAAAGAGCATTTTAAGGACATGCTCAGGTCCATAGTCAACTGAAGGTGTTGGCGATCGCGTCCTTGGTCGCGTCGTCGACTTCGGCGTCCGAACGGTTGATGTTCATCACACCGGACTTCTTGTTCCAGTAGGTAGAGGTACCGGAACCAGTCGTCTTGCTGATGACGTTCATGATCTCGTTGACCAATCCAGCGAGGTGGATTTCGGTCAAGCAGACCGGCTCATAGCCGTTGTCGAACTGAAGAATCTTCGGATCCTCACGATAGTCGAGGATCTTGATGGAGACGGTCACCGTCTTTTCGATGGCCGTTCCTGCGTTCTTCACGGTAGGGGGTTTCCCTGGCATAACTACTCCTATAAGGAATTAGAATCGTATTCCCCACGTTGGGGACTTCACAAAGTGAGTCCCCCAACGGAAAAGTTTTAGGTTTATGGTGTGGTTTGTGTGGTGGTTCCAGTGATGTGTCTGGTGACCCCCCTATGGCCCCTCGATGGCAAACCTACATATAGTAG